CGCGGGTCTGGAGTATTTGACGAATACGCTAAAACTGGTGGATATACTCCGGGGCAAATTCAGGATACCAGAGCTAGAGCTACATCTCAGATTCCTGCTGCATATGCTTCTGCTAAATCTGAAGCCGATAGAATGGGCCGCGTCACTGGACAATACAATCCAGCGGTTGCAGCACAGATGGCTAGAACTGCTGGATACGATACCAGTAAAGCAGCTTTGGATGCAGAACTTGGAATTTCAGACCAAGTTAGACAAGGCAGACAATGGGGTGCAGGACAGGTTGCCAGTTCTGAAGGTGCATTACAGCAATTAAGAACTGGAAACATGCTAGCCGGTATGGAAGGTGCCGGTGGTATGCGTGGTGATATGCTTAATTCTATTGCTGGTAATAGAATTGGCGCATCTACTGGATTGAGTCAGGCTGATATCGGTGGTCAGGGTTTGATTCAGCAAGGTAAGATGTTTGGAACTAGCGGAATGATGGGATTGAATCAGGCCCAGAATGCTGCTAATGCTTCCGCGGCTGCATCGCGTGGAGCTTCTAATGCTGCAAATATTGCCAATGAAAAATGGCTTGCTAACTTTGGCGTAGATAACCAATTGGCAGGATTAAGCGGACTCGGTAATGTTTACGGTTCCGTTCCTGCTGAATTGGAATACTACGATAAGATGCGCCAAGGCACGGTAAATAACAATACTGTTAATACCGGCAATATGGCAGGTCTTAGAATGCAGAACAATCCCCAAACTGACTGGGCTAGCACAATTGGAAATATCGCTGGTAGCGTAATTGGTGGTGCTACTGGAATGGGTGCTGCTGGAATGCTTGGTGGAGTAGCTAAGAAAGCTGTTGGTGGAGCAACTGGTCAAGGTGGCTGGAATGCAATGATGGATGCTTTCCCGATGGGGGGTAGATAATGCCTGAAGATGATTATTCCATGTCGGGATATCAATTCCCCAGAAGAATGAGGAATGTATTCCCATCCCCGGCTGAGGGTAGTTTTGACCCGGCTCAAGGGTTTGACCCATCCACATTCAATAAGAGTGCATTGGGTGGATTCCAACCTTTTGGTTCTAGTTACTATAATCCCTATCAGCAGCAACAGCAGGATAGTGATTATGAATCAACCTATGAACCAAGTTCTACACTAAAGCGTTATCTTTCTCTATCCCAGAGTAAACCACAGAGAGAAGATTACAAACCTTCTGGATGGGGTAAAGCATTAGCTACTGCGGCTGGTGCTGTAGAAGGATGGCGCGGTGGTCCCAATAAAGGTATTGCATCTGCACAGGCTGTAAGAGATATGCCGTATGCAAGAGCAATGCAGGATTATGAGTCCGAGTATGAATCTGCTGCATCTGCATTGAAATCAGAACAGCAGGAATCACAGCTTAAATCAATGGCTGGCTATAGGTCTGGTCAGCTTACTGAAAAGGCTGCTGATAGAATCCGTAAGGAAGCCTATGATAAGGCTCGCACGGATACTGCCAATAAGAAGATTGGCTCTACTGAATTAATGTTCGGTCAGAAACTAGAAGTGGATTCTGCTACTCAGAAAGCGCAACAGCGCCACTATGAGGAAATTGACAGAATCAATAATGACTTGAAGAATCACAAGATTTCTAATGAAGAACATGAATTCCTGCTTGACCAAGAAATTCGTAGGCAAGCGGAACTTACTCGTTCTAGATTTGCTGGTGCTGCTGAAAGGCAGGCTGGTGCAGCAGAATCTAGAGCAGATTCCTACGGTGACTATGTAGAGAATGAAGGTAACGAATCAAAGAATAAGCCTATTCCAATGGTTGAACCTTCAGCCAGGAAAACTGCTGATGAATTGGCTCGTGGTTATCTCATGCGTAATAAGCGTGAGTATCGTCAGTTCTTTGATTCAAAGGGTAATCTCCGCCCACCGGGTGAATGGACTTCATTGCCCGGAACTAAGAAGCTATTCGGTCAGTTACTTGATGATTTGGAGAAGCAGACTGAAAGTTATCTTGCTACTCCAAAACCACAACAGTCTACTGCTCCGAATGCAGCCGGTGTAACTCCACCTAGAACTGCTGGTCCCCAACCCGTTCGTAAAACTGGCTGGTAAAGGGGATTAATCATGGGTGAATTTGGCGGATTCGGGGGCTTCGTCAACACCAGAAAGATAGAGGATAAATACGGGGATGTTTATGATGTTCCCGATGATTTGTTCGATGGCGTTGATGATGTAATGGCGCGGCAGTATGTAGAAAGGATGAGAGCACAGAAGAATAGTGGAGATAAATTGGCAATTGCCTCTCTCCCTAATCCACCTGCTCATACTCCACCTAAGATAGCTAAACCTAAGAATTACTATGGTGAAGGATTTACTGGTTACAATCCTTTACTGTGGGGAGAGGCATTAAAAGCTGCTGTTCCTGAGACTGGTAATCTTGCATTGGGGTTTGGTAAAATGCTTACCCAACCTCCAGCCATGACTGCATCTGAAGCAGCTATGGATATGACTAATCGTATTGCAGGGTCCAGAACTCCAGGAATGGACATGGCAAAAATGGGAGCGGAGCAGTTTTCTCCAGTCCCATTTGACCCTGTTCAGCAGGCTTTTTCAGACGACCCAGAAGAAGCAGCTAAAGGAATAGGACGTTCATTACCGTATCTTGCAATGGCTGCATGGGGCGGTAAAGGGATGTTCAAGCGAACTCCTAAGATTGTAGAACCCGGACCAATTACTGACCCCTCTAGATTGATTCCTGAAACTACACAGCGGCCCAGAACTTGGTTTGCTGGAGATGAAGGAATAACTACGAATCCATTAGAAGCAGAATTAGGTGGGCCGCTTCGTGAACCACTTGCACCTGTCTTAGAAGGATTCGGAGAGGCTGCTATTCCTGAAGTGCGAAGAACTGCAAATACTGGAGTGAATCCAATAGCTCCAGAAGTTCCAAGTCCTGCACAAATGGGTGTGCATTCTTGGGATAGAGCACCTTTGGGATTAGCTCCATCAAGAGTAGCTACTGATTCACCAAACCGCACGGTATTTGAAGCATTAGTCCCAGAAAGAATTTCACGTCCACCAGCCGAGCCGGGATTAGCTGCTGTATCTGAACCCTCTATTTGGGAATTGCCTGGTAAGGTAGTAGATTTAAGTAATGGAGAAGTTCCAGTTCGTCCTCCAGTTCAGGCCGAACCATTACTTCCTGCTGCTGGACCAGGAGCAAGAGGACAATCTACTAAAGCTCCACGTTCTGAATACTTTACTAAGGATGCTTCATGGGATAACTTAGTGAAACTTCAGAAGCAGGGCTATGTAGAAGTAATGACAGACCCAGATGGAACTATCCATTTCAAGCATGACCCTGCAAAGGCTGCTGAAATGGGACAGGCTACTGCTGTAATTGAAAAGACAAATGCTGCTAGAAAGAAGCCGGGATTTGTAGATAGCACTCCAGTTCTTAAGAGCGCCAGAGATACCTATCGTCATCTGATTGGTGAGGCTGAAGAAACCACACTTGGTAGATTCGGTCAAGCTGGTAAGAATCTGGTATTAGCTACACAACAGGCAACTGCTGACGCATTTGGATTCTCTGGTAAACAGACTGCTGCTATCCGTAGAGTATTAGCGGAAGCTGCACCTAATAAATCACAGAGAACTGCGATATTAGAGGAAGCTATTGACCATGTTGAGCGTGGCACAACCTCTAGTAATCCTAACGTCCAGAAGGTAGTTGATATTTATAAAGCTAATGATGCTCTTGGCACAAAGCTGTATAAAGAATCTGGCGTTAAGGTAAAGAATGCAGCAGGAGATACAGTTCCATTTGAGGCTCGTGAAAATTACTGGCCTCATAAATGGGATGATGCTACAGTCCAAAAGAATCGAGCACAAATCCTTGATGCAATCATGAAAGACAATCCCGGCTGGTCATTAGACCAAGCTGAGATGGCCCTATTCAAAGGTAAGAAAGAGGGCTATGGATTTCTTGATGCTTTACATGCACGACGCACGGATTTGGCTGGCTATCGTAAAGATGTAGATGTTATCAAGGGCCATTACATTGATATGGCACGTAAGGCATTCAATGATAAAGTCCTTGGTGGTCTGAAAGATGACGGCTCATTTGCCAAAGCACAGCTAGACCAGATTGGTAAGGAATTCGGACCAGAAGCTAGAGTCAAAGCAGAACAAATCCTTGAACGGTATCTCGATAAGGATATGCCTACATTCGATGCTACCCTAATGGGTGATGCAGCCAAAGGCATGACTCGATTCGAGGCTATTACCAAACTAGGAATGTCCACCGTAGGAAACATGCTAGGTGGAACTGCAATGGTAGGTTCTAGAACTAGACTTACCAATATGGCTAAAGCATTTGCCGAATCAGTAACTGCTGATGGTCGTAATGCTGCTGAGGAAATGGGTGTATTAGGTTCTCTATTTAGAGATTCAGCTAAAGATGTTGGGTATGGTTCAGACGTATCCAAAATCTATGGCATCGCTGGAACTGAGAAACATCTACGAACCTTTGCTGGTTTGGCTGGTAAGCATGAAGCTCAGACTCTATTTAAGGAAGTCAAGGCAGGTGGATTCAGGGCTGAAAATAAAATGAAGCAGCTTCAGGATTTGATTCTTGAACCTGACATGAATAAAGTTCTTCAGCAAACTGAATTGTCTCCTTCTCAGATTGACCGGGCTGGAAGCCGAATGACTGACTTGACTCAGGGCCGCGCCGATTCTATGAATCTACCCCGCGCATGGAGTCATCCTAACCCTATGGTAAATGTGCTTACTCAGTTTAAGAAGTATGCATTCATTCACAGTAGGAATCTGAAGGATGCAATGAAGCGGAATCCAGCTATGATTCCACGGCTGGCTGGATTAATGGTTGGTGCAGGTGAGGGAGTAGCAGCATTGCGGGGTATTGTTTCTGGTAGGGAAAGACCAGAGAATATTCCTGAGAGAATCTTGGATGACTTAGCTAATGCTTACGGCGCGGGATACGTAGGCGATGTATTCAGTGCAGCCAGTCAAGATAGCTGGCAAGCTGCTGGTGGTAAATTACTGCCACCTGCTGTTACTGATACATTAAAGTTAGGAACTGCTGCTTATAAGACTGGAGCTAGTGTTGGTAGTGAGGATGGATTTGATGCTAGTCCTATACTTGAGGAAGCTGCTGGACTAACACCGATTGTTGGTAGCAGATGGAAACGCGAACTAAGAGAGGATTAAAATGGCACCAGTAACTTTGATTCTAATGGTGTTAGCTTTCGTTTTGTTCTTAGTAGCTGCGGCTGGAGTAGCTACTGGCAGAGTTAATACAATTGCTGCCGGTCTAGCCTGTTGGGTTCTAGCGTTAATCCTTGGTGGAGTGGCTAGATAGAGTTCTAGGGGACTGCTGGATTTTAAGTTCAGCAGTCCCTTTCGGTAGAACCGTTTTGTATTTGCAGTCGTTGCACACATAGTAGCGTAATCCCGAAGGAGAAATTGCTACCAGAATTAAGATGCAACCACGGCTACAAAATCTCATTGGACTTTACCTTCCTGTATCTGACTAAAGAAAATCTTAATAGCCTTTGGACCTAGCTTGTAATATATCTGGTCCTTATGGGTAAATTCCTCAAGGAATCCCATCTGCTTAAGACTTTCCACAGCTACGTCAAGCTCAATCGTATTGATGTGTCCCCAGTTATTACTCATCATCAGACTACGAGAGCTAGTAAAGTCCTTACTCTTGAATAGGCTTTCCAATACCACCTTTACGTGGTCCTTACTAGCCGACTTACCTTCCGTTAATAGATTCCGCTTTGCATTCTTAGCCACTTCCTCACACAATGCTATCGCTGTGGCTACATGACGACCGCTAATGGTTAGCTCATTGTAGTCCTCAGCTAATTGCAATAGCATTGCTATCTTTAGAACGTGGTCATTCATTCTCTGTTCTGTGCCGGTGGTATCTGAATTATCTGCATCTCCTTTGATTCTATATTGTTCATACCACGGCTCGAATACCTGTCTACCTGATGGACTCCATTGGAACTCGCCTTTAATCTCGGATAATTTGGCAAGGTATTCTGACAGTTGGTCTATCGAGAATACCACTTCAGGCTTGTCTATGAGGGGATTTATTCGGCTACGTTTGTCCTCGTAGATGAGTAAGGTGCGGCCGATAAAACCACCTGTAATGCTAGCAGTAGGCAAACACTCCTTAAAGTGGACAGGGCTGGATGCGGCCAGCATCGTAAGGCAAGGATTTTTAAGCACGTCGATACCAGTATTCTTGAAGGAATTTTTCCACTCCTCATTATAGTGTGTATCGTAGAGGTCCGTAAGGATGATAAAGGCTTGAGGGTCGTATGTAACGAAGTCAGCAAACTCCCCTGAGATAAGGAAACCCCTACTATCCTTAAGATTGATTGTTCCATTGTTGTTCGGTCCAGTCTTGATGGTTCCCAGTTCTTTAATCATAGACTGGATGGAATTCCTACCGTCTATCACCCTAGTGCAATGTGCTTTCTTTACCAATGCCTTAGCTAATGAGACAGGGAATCCTTTGCCCAGTCCAGACTTAGCTAAGATTAAGGTATAGATATTGGGTGACAACTTGTAGAAAACCTTATCCAGAAAAACATTCGGTGCGGCTACTGCTGATAGTGCTGAGAGCGCGGCCCACCTAATGAATGACCGCGGTGTTTCTGCATATTCAGTAGCAGCCATAACCTGTTCTATCCAGTTCATGGCTTAGGCAGCTTTCCGATATTTCTTCATCTCTTTCAGGTTGCGGCCAATCTCACATCCCGCAGGGATTATCATAGAACCCCGCGACAATGAACAGTTAGTAAAGTCTATCGGAACCATTAGTTCCGGTCTGACTATCTTGTCTGTAGCGTCTATATCTTCTTCTTTAACAAGCGCCGTAAGAGCGTCGTGAGTCTCAAGACAAATTCGAATATCTGGTATCCTTCTGCGTATCCGTAGCGCGGCGAATCTGATATGGTCGATAACAGTGGATTGAGGAATGAAAGCATATCCTTCTCGATATGTTCCAGCCTCACGCGGCTCTCCGAAAAACTGTCTAATCCTTCCATACGGATTGATAAGTGTTGCGGATTCGTCAAGTTGACTTGCAATAGCTGTGTGAAAGACCTCTCGAATTCGGGGAGTATTAGAATGGAAAGAGTCAAGGATTTTTCCTGCTCTCCATTCCGAAATGTTAACTTGAATTCCAAATCTTCTGGCACTGGAGTTCACCGAGTCCATTAAGGTTTTCTTACCCATGTCATAGTTACCAGCATGACGGGTAGTTTTACCTACGAATCTTTCAGTGGGTTCATTGCCATCTGCATCTTTGCAGTATAGCTTGTAAGATTCACCACCGAATATCCACCATGCTGTCATGGCATGAATGTCCACGGTGTCAAACATCTTCAGTGTTTCAAGGTCGTCACTGAGTAGCGCAACAATCCTAGCTTCTGCCTGTTCCAAATCCCAGTTCATGAATACATAACCTGGGTCGGCAATAAACATCTTTCTTATCTGGCTTCCCTCTCCATACTTTGTGAGGGTTTGAAAAGCAAGACCCATCTTATGAGGTCTAAGTGGAGGTTTGAGGATACTGGTAGAACTCCTGCCTGTTTCTGTCCCGACAATTCTATAGGCTGTTCGCATCCTTCCGTCATAATCTGTTCTAGCATTGATGTAACTAGTGCTAGTTTTTCTAGTTCGTCGCAACTCAAGAATACCGTCAATAATGTCGCGTCTTTTACCATCTTTCACCACGTTTCCTAGTAGTGCTACTAATACATCCTCTCCTGTTCCTGCTCTAACGGGAATCTTAAGTTCACCATAGAGTAGTTCGGCTACTTGCTTAGGACTGTTGACGAATTTGGAATCTAGTTTGTGACCTACCATTTCTTCTAGCTTAGCGAATCTAATCTTGTATGTCTCAGCGAACCATGCTGACAATCTAATCTTCTCTGCGTTATCTACTAGTAGTCCTTCCTTCTCTATGTCCATGTATAGCTGATGCAATAGAGGGTAGTATTCCTCTGCGTAGTATTGTGGACGGCTAGTAGGAAACTGTCCCTGCAATTCAGCTATAGCATCGAGCATCTCAAAGCAAATCTCATACGTAATGCAAGCATCTATTCCATTGTAGTTAAGGAACCTCTCGAATCTATCCTTCTTGATATTGAATTCCTTACCCTCATCCTTGTAGTATGGATGCCGAGTCCATATGCTAGTAAGGAAAGCTAATGCCTTCGGGAATTCAGGGTTCAGTATGTGAGCGAGAAAGCTGGTATCATAGTGGAGTGGTGGACAATAGATACCATAGCAAGTCTTGAGTTTAACTTCATCGAACTTGAAGTTCTGTCCTATCGTTCTAAGCTGTGGTTCATGCTGAAAGAAGTCATCAAGGAACTTCCATATCCTGCACAGTTCACTATCCGAAATTGGAATCCAATCCCTAGCAGGGACGTTCATCAATGGGATAGCAATGGCATTATACTTGTCGAAAGCAAGCGATATAGAGCAAGGAAAACAATCGAATAGTTCAATATCAATAGAGACAAAAGGACGACCACGATACTGGCGCAGAATGGTATAAAGCTGACCACTACTACGGATAATAGTAACATTCTTTTTAGGAACGTCATACCGTTTGGTCTTGCTTTCTTCTGCGGCACGGTCATAATCTAGCTGTATATAGAATCTTGCTTGATGAGGATACTTCTCAATGACAGAATCCTTATCGTGAATGAGCGCGGCAGGATGTATAGTGGGAACGACTTTGCATCCTATCGTATTGCTGAATAGGATACTACCGCGCCAATCATTTATACCCTTAAGTCCCTTGACGTTGGTAGTTATTACTCCTGTGGTTGCAGCAGTAGCTAGATTGCCAAGTGAAAGAATACAGTTAGGGTTGACTGTCTGTAGTTCCTTGACCAGTTCATCGATGGACCTATCAACGAAATCCTGTGGGACAATCTTCAGGTTATTGTTAGCTGGCCTATACTTCAGGACATTAGTAACATAAACCTGATGCCGTTCGATTCCTGCTTTAAGTAGAAATTCATTGAGGACATTACCGGATGGCCCTTGGAATGGCAGACCGTATTGGTCCTCATAGAATCCGGGTGCCTCACCTACAATAGCCAATGCAGGTTCGGGCGGTCCTTCTCCACCTACATATCTATCGGATAGAAGCATCTCTATTCCTTAGATATCTGCACTTCCAAAGGATTGCATAGGTAGCCAAGTCATCGAAGCTATCTTCTACTGATTCATTGTTTGGTATATGTCCCACATTAAGAAGAACAAAAAGCCGACTGAGCTTAGTAGCAATATGATTAATAAACGGAAGGTGAGTTGGGTCGCATCCCATTTCCAAAGCAGCACGACCAAGGTAATCAGCAAAGTCAAAATTACTGAAAGGATTAGAGCCTGTAGCATAGTCCTTATTCTTTCGTTCGTGAATCTCTAGTATGGTTTCTATTGTCTTGTGGAACTCTGGTATCCTAGGTTCACTCATGACTTCTTCCTTAGAACTAGCTTGATGTTTTCCTTATTAGGTCTAGGTTTAGGACTTGGCTTTGCACTAGGTCTATCTACCTTAGCTTTAGCTTTGCCTAATATGCCAGCCTTCAAACAGACTGTGCGACAGAAGGCGTAGATTCTAATTCGTTTCCTTTTCTCTACCCTCAGCACAAGGATAAGACCCAATGCTGTATCCGTATCGATGATAGAATTACAGGTGGGGCAGTGGTATATCATTGTTGCTCCAAAAGAAAATGCCCTGCACTATCGGGACCGCGGCAGGGCTTAACGGTTGTAACAGAACTAACGGCAGGAGTTACTTATCGTTAATTCCACCCGGCTCGGACTCTGATTCCTCATCAATGGAATCATCGTCATCATCATCGTCGTCGTCATCGAAACCAGAATCATCTTCGTCTGATTCTTCTTCCTCTGACGCATCACCTTCTTCCCCTTCGTCATCCAATTCCTCAACCAAATCATCTTCGGCTTCGGTATCTTCAGGGGACAGAATGTAACCCAAGTCTTTCATAGGTTCTCCTAACTTACTTCTGAACGGGAGCGCGGAAGTCGGCCACCGAATTGACCAACCTGTTCATGTAAGTTTCGTTCGTTACCATGACACCGATAACCCGGTTCTTGGTAGCCTCGAAATCATACTCTGCATCGGGAGCAATCTCTTTGCCACCATTGCAAGCAACAAAGAAAGGAACCGCGACACCGGCTGCTTTCTCATTGAACGTCTTGACAACCTTGCAATCCTTGAAAGAACCCTCATCAAGAATCTGCGCGGTGACAACAAAGTTCTGGGAATCACCCTTCTTGCTGGTTTCCTGATTGACTTCCACAATCTTGCAGGTATACCAGCCGGGAGTAATGAGCTTGCCCTTGAGAAAATCGTCGCGGGTGATTCGGAGTTTCATAGCCATAGTCTGTTTCGTCCTTGTCTGGTTTTGGTTTACGGATTTTTCTGTATGGTCCACGATTGTTGCGGCGGCCCGATTAGCCTGTGCTCACCTCAGATTCAGGGTCATTAAACACAACTGCTTTAATGGCCCACATTGCAGACGTTTCCAATTCAGTGATAGCCACTGCTCGCTGCCGAGATTCGGGACAGTGTTCCTCGATTGCCTGTTTCACTTCTGAATAGGCTTCTCGAATCTGGTTGATTTTATACAGCCCTCTTTCGCTCGGCTTGTGATAGGCAAATGGCTTATCGATTGGCATTGTCTGTCTCCTTATTCTTCCTCTAGCTTTGCGAACCGTGCAAAGGCTATGAGCTTTCCATCTTCCCTTTTTATATCAACTATGACAATGGTATACAAACCAGGAATCATAGGTGTATCAGGGAAGTCAATCATCCTAACTTCCAATGGCTCAGTATCGTAATCGAGTGGAGTCTTAGGCATGATTAGAAGATAGTAGCTGGCTGTTCATCAAGCCCTTCAATACGTGGCTTGCTAAAGAACTTCTCAATCTGCGGCCAAAGGAACTTCTCTGGATTGAGTGAGTTCAAATCTTGAGTAAGGTCTACCATATCTGGCATGAGATGGGCAGTCTTTCCCATATCCAAACCAGTATTGTATGTGGCACAGAAGTATTCCCTCTGTCCGCCAGTCAATCCACCTTGACTGTAGAAGGAATAGATTTCATCGAACGCGGTGGGAATCTTGGCAGCTATCTTCTTACCTGCCGTCAGGAGTGTTCTGTTTTCTTTAACTCGCTTCGTTTTGAGGTCAGTCTCACTAGTAGTAATAACATGAGCAGTGAGAATAACATTCGCAGGAATACCGCGGAGCGCATCAAGAACCTGAGTAAGCGCACCGGATTCCATATTGAAATCCTCAATTGATGGAACCATGACGCCACCAATTTTCTTACCAGTTCTGTCTTTGTCCTCACCTTTACCTGCACTCCGAATAGACTGAAGGATAATCATATCCGCCAGCATGGTAAGGGAATCCATCACGATTGTATCGTAAGGGCAGCGGTTAAGTAGGGCTTCCAGTTTGTCGGCCAGCTTAGGATAGTCTCGATGATACGTATCGAATTCAATATCCTTCCGGCCTTTATGGAAGTTCACTACTGGACGCATACGATTATCGCAATCGAATACGTATACACCGGGAAAGCTACATGCCTGTATCGTTTTCCCTACACCTGGGTCGCCTAAGAATAGACCAAAGAATCTAGGTCTACCTTGCAAGTCGGATAGATTCATACTTCTTCCTTACCAATCTTATCGAGAATGAGAAAAGGATTAATGTCTTGGTCAGTGGCTTTAGATACAGGACTCCATGCTTCCTCGGCTACAGTATACCGAGTCTTAAGTTTCCATTCCCTAGCCTCTGGAATGGTATAGCAAAGCTCCGTAAACTGGCACGGTCCATACCTATCGCAACTGGAAAAGTTACGGAGAAACATTCCATCCTTCGACTTGTAATAGAAGTCGAGTAGCTTGCGGATAGTGTTCTCTTTCCATTCCTCAATCAAGGACTGAGGATAGTTCATGATGTGGCGTTTGTTTCTGTCGCCAACTTTGTAGCTACCCTGAAATCCAATTTCATTCTTAACTACTGTGTTGCATTCCAATGCCCAACAGTAGCCAATGAATTGATTCGAGAGTGGATGCGGTGCTTTGGCGCGGCTGGTTGTCTTGTGGTCGCTAATCATCTTGAGTAGATTAGCGCCTTGACGGAGAGAGAAAACTAAATCAATCTTCCCTTCCCATAGTATGAGTAGGCTGTCATCCTCATACATAGGGCGAGAGAAGAATAACTCTACGTTCTCTGGCTGCCAATTATCATTGGCGTAATACATGCAGTATTCGTAGAAGTAATTGATGACTTCATCTACGACACTGATATCAAGACAGGTTTGAATTCCCTTTATCTTGCCAATCATCATAGACTTCTCTATGATTTCATTCATTGGCATCGTATCAAAGGGTGCTACTTCCTTATACTTCAAACGCTTTGCACGATAGTATGCCTCTAGCATATCGTGCATCAGCGAACCTTTATCAATAGGTTCGTTCGGCGCGGTGGACCGAATGTTATCAATCGAAACAAGTTTAGCCTTGTAATGGCACGACTCTATAATAGAGAACGTGCTAGCATCACAGGCTATGACTGTGCGATTCTTTGTTTCGGGACTAGGTTCGATGAGTTCCATGACTAAAACTCTACAGTCACGGATTGAATGTCTGATTTGTTGATTGCTTGCACTCCCTTAAGGGGAGTAATGAGCATCAATCCATTCGGAGTTTCATGAATGGAATCGATACCCTTTATTTGTTCTGCTTTGTATTTCTCT